AAAAAATGAAAGAGGTCTGTGTAGTGGTGGGGTTAGGAGATAGTAATCTCTCCAGTCTCAGCGTTCTTGCTGATAGTGGGAACATCTGATTTCTTTTTAGCAGTCTTCTGAACCTTAGCTTCTTTAGGAATAGTAATTTCTTTAGGCTGCGGGGACTTCTCCACCACCGGTGTTACCGCTGGGGATTCCTTCGGCTGCTGCGTCTGCGTCTGGGAGGACGTTGGGTTGAGATCCTTCTGCGGAGGGGTCAACTCCTGCTGAGTATTGGGGGCCATAAGGTGCTCCTTCTGCTGTGTAATTTTTAACCGCTTGTGCAGCGGCTGGTGAACTCATTAAAGCACTCATCTGTTCCATTTGCTGCTGTCTGTTTTCAGCTTCAGCTTGTGCTTGTGCCTCCTGCTGTAATTGTTGTGATGTTTTAACTAGGTTAGTTGTATCTATTGAAGCACTAGCTGCTAGTCTTCGCAGTGCTTCTTCCATGTTTAGATACTTCATCATTATCTCTGGGCCTAATGCTTGTTGTGCTGTACCTATGAAGTCAACAAGTTTATTTCTATCATCACCTCTACCTATAGCTTCAAGTCCTGTAACAGGTTTAGGATTAACCATTGCATCTCCAGTCTTCTCACTCATAGGCATAGAAGGTATCTTCCTTTGCTTCTGCAAGATATACATCAGCCTTCTAACTAGAGGTAGTTGTAGTTCCTGAGTCAAGATGGAATACAAACCACCGATTGAAGTCTCAAGTTCTTGTGCCATATATCTAATCTCTTCTGCTGTTACTCTTTCACCTGCTCTTTGTACTGCTGTATTTAAGAGGAAAGCAAATGATAAGCGTGATTCAATTCTTTCAATCGTGCTTGATGCTAGTTGTAAGTCGTTAAGTTTTCCTTGGCTTTGTAGAACAGTCACATCATTAGCAGATCCCTGAACTATCGCACCATTTGCAGCATTACTTAGAGTGCGTGGTCGTGTAGTTCCATTGGGATTAACCATGAACAAGACCTTACTCATAGCAGCACTAGCTTCAAGCACACTCTGATAAAGAGATTCAAGTGCTGTTAAATCTCCATACCACTGCTCTATATACGAACGACCATATTCTTCTGCATCAATTCTTTCCCATCTCAAAGCGATAAAGGGAGAACAATCAGCAGGACACATCCCAGATGTACCAGCTATTTGTTTACCTTTAACCTCTTGATACCAGTAGCATTTATCATTCTCATAATGTACGCATGTGTGTATCTTAATCGACTTCTTAGTAGGCCCACCTTGTTCTTGTACTGTCTCATCATCAGGTAAGAATCCTTCTGGTAATGCTTCTGGATATACTTCCTCTTCGATAATGATTTCAGTTATAGATCCCATTGGATCTCGTACAACACAGTACCTATCAAGATGGATAACCCTTATGCCATTTGGGTTTACATAGAGAAGAACATTACCTGCAACTATCAACTGTTTAAATGCTTCGTGCATAGAAGCACGAGCACTCATAGTCTCAAGCATGGACATAACAGCTAGCTCTACCTTGACCAAGGCAGTGTCTAACTCTGTCTTCATAGCTGGATCTACATCCTCACCATGAAGTAACAGACTATCTATCTCTAACTTAAAGAAGGGAGAGTTAGGAGGGAAAAGACTCAGTTCTAATTTGGTACTGAGATTACCTAAGCCTCTAGCTCCGACTGATTGATATGGAGTTTTTAATCTGCCATGATCTCCTTGATTAACCTCAGTCATTAGAGAAGGGATCGTTACCTTGGCACAATCTCTAGCTCTTTGAAGATAAGGATCTCTAGTTGTGCAAAGTTGTTGATACCTTGCAGCAGCAGTTGTATCTTTCTCTTCAGAATATTTTTTTTCTACTGCATCAACGTCAGTAGTGAGTGTTAGTTCCATTTATGCAGGGATGTTAAGGCCACTACCTGCTGGCAAGTCTGTTCTAAATTGTTTTCTACCATAACCTTTCTTCCTAGATATAGGATTAGCAATACCAGCAGCATTAGCTCCAGTAATTTCTAGTGCTGACGCTGCTGATTGTGCTACCGGACTAGGAGCTGGAGCTGGAGGTGCTTCAGCTATAGCTTTTTGTTCTTCATATCTCTTCTCTTGCTCTACTTTCTGCTCTTCATATTGACGCTTCTGTTCTTCCATCTGTTCACGTTGCAGATCCAACATCTCTGAGTTATCAGGTTGACTCTGCCTACGTCTGCCTCCACACATAACTAAATACCTTGATTGTTTTGGTCAGTGTAGATGGACATGAGCATCCTAACTACACTCCTTGCACCTCCATAATGCCAGATCTCTCTGTCTTTTGCTTCTAATTCAGGACATTTCTCAGGATATATTTCATCTAACTTTTTAATCAAAGCCTCTTCATTCATAAGTAGGCTCCCATAATTTAACATCACCTGTTACATGATTGTACTCTCCATCTCTCAAGATGCGTGTTAACTGTGCAGTCATAACAGCATCTGCATAGGTCTTACCCTTCTTCTTATATGTTTCTAACACCTTGTTCCACATGTCCTTTGGTGATTCCAAATCACCTAGTATTTTCTCTGCTGTTTTTGGGCCAACGCCACTAAGACCTGCAATATTATCAGTCGCATCACCTTGTAATACTTGTAACATCCAGTTCTTATCTGCTTTCTTTCTTGTTATTAATTCAAGATCATCTTTAGCTAGTAAGGTACACGGTACACCTCGCATATCTTTATCAACAGAAACAATTATTGGATTATCATATTGTCCACCGGTAGCAAGTAACGACATAACATCATCACCTTCTAAGTTAGGGAAACTAATTGAGTGATAGTAGTTAGCTACTTGTTCTCTTACTCTCTTTAATCCTAGAGGTTTACGTTTACCTATCCTATTTGTTTTGTAATCTTGAGAGACTGAGTGTCTAAAGGTTGGGTACTCACTGAAGCACATGATTACTTGACCTGAATCTTCAGCTATACCTTGGTACTGTTCAACTTTGTATTGGATTAAATCATGTACTTCCTTCTCATCTAGGTGAAGGGAGTGATGCCACTCATCCCATCTATAGTCATGCTCACAAGCACAACAAGATGAGTAGATCAAATGGTCAGCGTCAATTAATAAAGTCATGGTGGGTTAAAACATTGGGACAGATAGACGACCTGATTGGTCAGAGTAGAGAAGCTTATCGGCTTCACCTGTTGAGCCACAGTGCCTGTTCTTGAGGACTGCTAGTTGTAGTGAGCTACGTTCAGCAGCATCACCTTGTTGATTTCTTGATGCACTAATCACTGCTGAACTAAGCTGAGCTAGTGAATGTGATCCTCTTAAATGGCTAAGCGAGACCTTGGTTCCCTCTTCATGGCCTCTGCCTTCTGGTCTCTTCAAGTGGCTAACAAGAAAGAGAGTGATACCAGTAGCTTCAACGATCTGCCTAAGCTTAGTGACAGTAACATCAAGAGTCCTTCGCTCATCAAGGTCATTGAGCAAGGCACTAACGACAATGGAAATGTGGTCAACAAAGACAACATCTACATTCTCTACCTTCGCAAGGTATTGAATCTGTTGGCAAAGAGTATCAGGATCCATTGAACCAAAGTGATCGTATAGATGTAGTCGGTGTGTAGAACACAGACGATCAAAGGATTCTCTTAGCTCCTCCTCTTCAGCTAAGGATGAGTCAAGGTGAATAGGTTTAGATAGATCAACTGCAATGATGCCTTGCAATGTGCGTTGGATACTCTCCTCTAGTGCTATGTATCCAACTCTTAATCCTCTAGTTAAGAAGTGATGGCATAACTCACGACATAAACTACTCTTCCCTGTTCCTGATCCTGCTGTTATTAGATTCATCTCATGCTTACGAATACCTCGCAGCATCTGATTAAGTTGAGGCCACGGATAAGTACAGATAGAATCAGCACCCTTCTTAGTTACCTCATCCCAGCAGTCAGCACTATCGACTATCCCTTCAGGTTTAACTGGGATAGCTTTCCATAATATGTCCTTAAGTTCATCTCCTTTACCTGCAACGAGCATATCGTTGGCATCTTTGTAATCTCGTAGTCGTGCAATAGCGACTGGTACGCCAGCCAAAACTTCCGTTGCCTTGATGGCAGCTTCATTACCTGCGGTATCGTTGTCGAAACAAAGTACTGTGCGAAGATGACCTGCGAGCCATAGCTCATTCATTACTAGATATTTGCTAGCACTTTGTGCTCCACTTGGCAAGGAGACTACCGGAAAACGGTTGCCTTGAATTTGTGATGCGGCCATACAATCAAGTTCGCCCTCGGTAACAACACAGAAGACTTGGCTTTGATTAGTCTGTCTCCATATACGCTGACCAAACAGTTGAATCTTGGTCATATCTCCTAACCAAATGAACTTCTTGTCTTTGAATCGGAGGTGTTGAGCTACATCTTTACCGGTGTGATCTTGATATGTTGCCACCTGAACGGGCTGGCCGTTGTATTCAGCTAGCCC